CACGGTTCAGCACGTCTGCCCAGGTAGGCAGAACCTTACCAGAACCATCAAGGATAGACTGGTTGAAGTTGAAACCGTTCAGGTTGAACGCCATGGTGCTAACACCAAGAGCAGTAAACCAGATGCCAACAACAGGCCATGCTGCCAAGAAGAAGTGCAGCGAACGGGAGTTGTTGAACGAAGCGTACTGGAAGATCAAGCGACCGAAGTAACCGTGTGCGGCGACAATGTTGTAGGTCTCTTCTTCTTGACCGAACTTGTAACCATAGTTCTGAGACTCAGTTTCCGTCGTCTCTCTGACGAGACTAGAAGTAACCAGACTTCCATGCATAGCAGAGAAAAGAGATCCACCGAATACCCCAGCAACACCGAGCATGTGGAACGGGTGCATAAGGATATTGTGTTCTGCTTGGAATACAAGCATATAGTTAAAAGTACCAGAGATACCAAGAGGCATACCATCAGAGAAAGAACCTTGACCGAAAGGATAAACGAGGAACACGGCGCTAGCAGCAGCAACAGGTGCGCTGTAAGCAACACAGATCCAAGGACGCATACCGAGACGATAGGAAAGTTCCCATTCACGACCCATGTAACAGAAGACACCAATCAGGAAGTGGAACACAACGAGTTGGTAAGGACCACCGTTGTACAACCACTCATCCAGAGTTGCTGCTTCCCAGATGGGGTAGAAGTGAAGACCGATAGCATTAGAAGAAGGGACAACTGCACCAGAGATGATGTTGTTGCCATACATCAGAGAACCAGCAACTGGTTCACGGATGCCGTCGATGTCCACAGGAGGAGCAGCGACGAATGCAGTAATGAAACAAATTGTAGCAGCGAGAAGTGTTGGGATCATCAGTACACCGAACCAACCGACATACAGACGGTTGTTAGTGGAAGTAACCCACTCGCAGAAGTTCTCCCAATTAGACGGGGTATATGTTTGTTGAAGCGTTGAATTTGCCATTTGAAAAAGGGTAAGTAAGGTCACTAGGGATGTGACGATATGAAGTATTCCTGCAACACCCTCCATTGCAGGTATGAGAGACTGTTATTTAATGACGCTGTTTAGTCTCGGTAAGGCGTCTAAAATGTGAACTTTCGTAAACACCGTACAAATATATAGGCTTTAACCAACTTTGTCAACCCCTTTCATGGGGGTCAGTTCTGATTCTGGACTCGTCAGACCCTGCTCATAGCAGTAAGAGTCGTAAGCGTCCTTCACCTGGTCGAAGATGCCAGGTTCAAACTGTGTGTACCGTTCCATAAGACCTGTGCAAGCACCTGATGAGGTGTAGTAGTGGCAGAAATCATACGCTCTGCGATCAATAGGAACTTTGTGATGTACAAGGGCACCCAAACAAAAGCGCCTCTCTTCGAGACGCTCTGGGTGGTATCTCCAATCTTCATTCATAGTGGAACACACCTAAATTGTTGATCTTGTTTCATACAGGAACAGAGATGGAGATAGAAGTTTGCTTTGTGCTTGGAAAGATTTGTGTAGTGTTTCAGATTGATCCACTTACCCCTATAAAAGCACTCCAACTTATACCTATCCATCTCTTCTGCGGCGAATCGTTTTTATTTAGACTCGTCTCCTGATTGTGTTAACATTGCTGCACCTGCAAATGTTGTTAGACAAATTGCTACTGTGGCAAGTAACCACATTACCAGACACCAGGAAGGATTTGTCCAGTTGTGATGTAGGTGCCGACTGCGATAATGAAACCGAGCATAGCAACTCTACCGTTCAAAAGTTCTGCTTTTTCGTTAAACATAATAGTAACTCCTTAAAAAATACCAAAGAAAAATTTACCAGTGATGGCGTATGAGAGGAAACCAGAGATGACTCCCATCATTGCCCAGCGTCCGTTGTAAATCTCAGCGTATTGCTGAGGGGAATTAAGACCCTTGCGATTGTAGTCTTCGACTACCATCTGAGGTTCTTTGGCGAAGATGTTAGTTTGTCCGTACTCGTTCGTGGTGACGGTCATAGTGTTATGTAAAGAACTGTTACTATTATATAGCAAATCTTTACATTCTGTCAACCCCCAAAGGTGATGACATCCTGACCACCAGACGTGAGATCTACGGAACCCGCTGCGACAGCGCCGTTCTCATAGAATTCCAAACCAAGGGGTGCATTCCCGACAGTAGCAGTGCCGAAGTCTTGTTGGAGTTGAATACCATCGAGCGGATTGTCAGCAGGGAGACTATCGGTGATAGAACGGAGACCTTGATAGTGCCTCCACACCTCACCTAGTGTACTCTGGTCCATGTTGGAGTCAAGTGCTGTCTTGAAAGCGGCACAAACAGCATCGGTAGCAGCAGTAAATTCTTTTTTCATGAGATAGTTTCGTAGCGTGAATCTTTCAATAGACGATGAACCTCTTGGAGGTTCTCTGCGTTGGACTCGTATACACTATCACAGTATGGGATGTCAAACTGATACTGTGCATACATCAAGAGGTCATCAAGCACTTGTAGTTGACGTTCAGTGAAGACCTCTTTCAATTCGGGTTTCCAATCTGAAACAAATACTTTCATCAATCAGTATCGCGGGGGTTCTTAACTCGGTCTTTTTGATAGCAGGGTACACCAGCAGGATCTAACCACTTGGTATACTCAAAGTCCTCCATAGCAATGTCCAGTTGCATGGCATTGTCACAGAGGTACATGTCTCGATACTTGTTAGTAAGCGAGTCGATCTTCTGGATACGATAGTCAGGCGTGCCGTTGTCTAGGATGCCAGACTCAACGTATCGATAGGGGAAACGTTCTAGGAGAACAATGGGTTTCATGTATAGGTGGGATAACCTTGGCATTAGTATAGCAGGTTAAACGAAATGATACCACCCCGTTGCGATAGTTTTATCTGATGTATCTGATTTGCGACCCTTATGGTGATAGGTCCAGTCCGCTGGCCAGATTACAGTCAGTCCCTTCTGGGCGGGGATGTATAGGTCCTGGTGGAACCACTCTGTGCCACCGTCAGGAACGTCGTTAAGGAAAGTCATCCAAACCATATGTCTATATGTGTTGGATCGAGAACTAGATTGACGTTCGCAGTGCCACATGTGGTATCCGCCACCAGGTTTATAGTATTGAAGGTTGAAAAATTCTTCCATCTTCCAACCGTTTGTTTTAGCACACAGGGGGAACTTGTCCACATAATTATTCATAACTCGATTGACTTCCCCCGTGAAGTCGCGAACCCTAGTGTCAGTGATTCCAATGAAGACAGGATTGTCCATAGAATCCTTGATGCTAGGGTCAACTAAACCACCTCCGTCATCAGCGATAGTTTCCCCTGGCCACTTCTCAAAAATGGTTTGAGTATTGTAGAAATCTAGGATGCCGTCTGTTACTCCTTCGTCTATGAATTCAGTATAGATGAAATCAGTACGGGGAGTTGCAATACGACCATCGTAAAGTATTGGGTCAGGGTTTAACTTCATTATGCAAGCACGTTGTCCGCGATGAGGTGATCAATAAGGTAGGCATAATCTTCTTCAAAGTCTACACCCCAGAATCGAACTCCTTTATTTTCATAAAAGCGAAAGACCTGGTTGAATAAACCTGGGTACTGATCGAGAGAAACATCTCCGTTAGCAGCGTCCCGAAGAATTTGCAAACTGGATGCAAACTTAGATTGGATCGTCATGATCGCCTCCTATTCTACTGTGGTCTCGGACTGATGTCCGATGGGAGATACTGGGATCGAACCAGTGACTTATTCCTTGTAAGGGAACCACTCTACCGCTGAGTTAATCTCCCAAACGAGACAGGTAGGAATCGAACCTACGACCGACTGCTTAGAAGGCAGTTGCTCTATCCGCTGAGCTACTGTCCCGTGAGAAATTAAGACCAGGGTTGTCCTTGTATCCAACCTACGAGTGAGAGGCGTTCACCAGACTTGACTGGTGCTACTGCGTGATAATCATCTGAGTGAAAGAAAATCATTTGTCCTGCTTTCAATGGAATGGTTTGATTGATTAGTGAGAACTCTCCGCCCTCGTAATCATCATTTAACAATAGAGTGAATGAGATCTTACGAATCCTACCTTCTTTTCTCTTGTCTTTGTGCCATTCCGATTCATCTTGATGCCAGTCATACTTGTCTCCTTCTTTGTACCTGGTGAGTTGCAGGGGTTCTAGATAATCGATGTTGAAATCCCATAATGCTGCTTCGTTTACCTTGGTTACCCATTGGCGCACGACTTCATTGAGGTCTGGATCATCGACGAAACATACGTCGCATGTCCTAACCCCTTCGATTTCAGTCTGTTCAAAGTTCTTCTGTTGTGCAAGGAATGTAGAGATTGCATTAAACTCCTCATCATCTAAGTCAACAGTGACGTATCTGTCACGATAGTTCATAAGTATTTTGGATACGAGTATTCAAGTTAATTGCTTCATGCACATTACCATCTTCTACCAGATCATGTAGTTCGTCGATCAAGATGTCAAGCATCTCGAAGTCATCATTGTCAAGGAACTGGTCCATTGTTGGTTGAAGAACTCTCCTGATATTATATATGCATTAAAGGTCGTTCGTCAAGGTCTTGGGTCCACCTTGTGAGGTGTCATCTCCTTACCCATGATGTTGAACGAGATGATAGTCCTTGACACATCAGTGAAGTTGGGTTCCTGCATGTGTGGGAGGTAC